CATGATCTTATCCTCTCTCTTCATGCGTGATTGCATGGCAAGGCCTGTCGATACCAACAGGCCCAACATGCAATCATGCGCGTAGTGTGAAGCCGCTTGTGTCGTGCTTGGCATCGCCCTTAGCTTTTAAAGCGACAATGACACCCACCGGATCGTTTGGACGGTAGTCCGTATAGTCACCATCAACGGCGTCGTGCGTGTCATATGGGTACGGAAGGCGTCCATCGATGACAGCATTTTTATAAACGTCCAACGCGCAGACTACCGCAACATTGCCGCCAGCTTTTAAAACCTTTATGCAATCGCCGTCGTTATTTTCTGTCTTTGAAAAAGTCAGGTGATAGTTTTTCGGCATATCACCCGCCGCGTATGCTAAAGCCCGTTTTGTCACTTTAGAATAATCATAAAATTGAATATCAGAAAACAGCCCCATTAGGTTTATCTTTAGCCCGTCGACAGTGACTGTGCGCACTTCCCAAGGCAGGTCTGATGTAGCATTCAAACGCGCTGAAGGTTCCATATTTTTGCGCTTTGCTTTCGAACGTAGGGCGAAAAGTTCAAAGGTTAGAACCGCCATAAAGGCATTCCGTTCCTTGAAATACGCTCGCGTTTTATCTTTCCGCGATGCATCTTTGCCCGCCATGTAAGCCGGATTCCCAGCGGTATGCAAACAAGCCGCAGCGCATCCTTCAGACGCTTGTGGACATACTTGAAAGCCTGACAGGTTGAACGGCGCAAGGTGTAAAGGTGCTGATAAAACACCCAACTTTCCATTTTTTGCTAGCTTAGGGTTGCTCTCTGGCGCTGCCAGTAAACCTACAAACTTGTGACCCTTTGACCGTAGGTGCCTAATCGCTGCCGCTTTAGAATTAAAACCATTAATATTCATACTTTTTCCATTCGTAATGTATTGCGTTAAGTTGTGATAGTTCTACTGGACTTTTAGGACGCAAAAGCCGCACTGATGACCAGAGCCGCGTATGTCCCGCCAAATAAGCAAAGCGCGCCGATAGCATCAGCAAGGAAGGTCCGAATGCTATTCGTTTTGAGTGGCTTTGCAGTCTCAATATGCGACGATTGTACTGCATGTAGTGCCGAGTTTAGGCGCGTATGGTCATGCGAGTGGATGGCGTTGGCGTTGGCGTGATGTGTCATTAGTTTTCCTTAGGTTGCGTTGTTGCAGTTCTACTGGACTTAGGGTGCGACAATAATCCTGTGGATGTCAATAAACAAAAAAACAGTGGTGCGCATTCGTGTCCAACATATTGAAAACAAACAGAACCTTTTTGCAAATCATAGCAAAAGTGATCAGCAAAACGTGTCAATATTGTTAAAATAGACGGGCAATAATCCTAACAACATTAACGCGAGCGCTCAAAACGCCTATTATATAAGGCTCTTAGACGCCTATCGCTGCAAACGTGTTTCAAAACGTGACCAGCACGACGCCCCACGTCTCACAAGGAAAAACGATTTGCCTTTCCGTCTGCCTGGCTTTGGGGGGGTCGAGGGGGGTTGCCCGTGCGCGCGGGGGAACACATCCCCTCACGAATCTTTGGCAATTTTTTGAATCCCCTTCGACCCCTATAGTTCAACTACAGAGGCCATATGGACTAAGTATCGGGACCATATGAACCCCAGCTTAACTGGTAGTGCGGCCCGTCCTTAAAGCTCTTCCAATCGCCTCCCCAGTCCACATCGATCTTTAGTTCAGAAGCTGCTCTATCGAAGGCGTGATTGATCTCTAGATACAGAGGCATCTCCCACCGTGCTGACCCACCGACATAGGCGAAGATGTCTACAGCATGACCTGTGAGGTGACGACTGTTCATCGTCTGACTGACACCACGTTTGACGTATTCACGCTGGGTCTCAATAGACCGCAGTCCTTGGGAAACACCAAAGTCAATCTCACTGTATGTGAGTGCAAGCTTGGTGACATCAACGAGATCAGCATGGACACCCTCAAGATGTCCTAGAGAGTTATTACTAAGTATAAACATGTTATGATTTCCTCTTATTAATTTGAGGAGGTCCAGACTTCAGTCCGCTCTCCGTCTCTTTTGACCCCACGCATTCTACCGATAGGCGCACCGCCCTCCATGAACTCCATGAAGTCTTCTATCTCAGCGTCCATACGGGCCTGTAGGACGCCATGAGCAGCCTCAGTGACACTCTGCCCCATAGACCGTTGATAGTGAGCCACAGCACCACTCAGAGCGTCTAAGCGGTCATCGTGACGCAAGGCTCCACGGTCTCTGGTGATGTGTGTTAGTTGGTGGAGGAGTGAGAACGTATGATCGTCAGTCTTTGCTTCACGTTTTACCATGTCTTCATCGAAGACTAGCCGGTGTTGAGCCATCACAGGTTCGAGGGTGTCGATGATACGACCTTCCTTCTGACCTTTAGCCCATTCAGATTCCTTAACGGTACATCCGCCAGGCCATATGCTATTCAGGATGGGTTGGAATGCAGTAACCCACATACCTTGTCCGTAGTTAGGCTCAACCTCAACTGTGCTGACATCATACTTACGAGCATCAACAGCAATACGGGCCATAGCCTCTGCGGGATCAGAAGCAAAACCACCAATCTGTAGGACATACATAGTACCTGTGAGGATACCAACGATGGCCCAAGCAGTTTCATCCTTACCTCGACCTGATGGATCGACAAAGAGAACCTTGGACTCATATGGTTCCCACTCATTATCCACAAACAAGGGACGTAACAGATGGTCACCAGAGAAGCCTAGGTTAGGTATGTCTTTAATCAGGTTGTGTTTGTCGTTGTGTCTTCCCCACTGCACCGTCAACGGAGCCTTGAGGGGATTACAGGACATGATGATAAGGTCTGACTGTCTCAGAGGATACCGTTCAGCATCCGAGAGGGAGGTATCCAGCATGAACTGTAGAGCGAAGGATGACTTACCCTTAGCCTCAATGTGCAATAACTCTTCGTCTCCGAAGCGACTATCGGTACATTGACCGTAGGATATCTCTTCATTGTTGAACATCAGCTTCAGATATGGAGCCAGGATATCAACATCACGGCCTGTCTGTACGTCAGGCAGCACATAGTTCTTTAGTTTGTCCATAGATGGGTAACGAACAGGGATCGTAAGACACCTGAAGCCCATCTCCTTAACGAGCGTGTTATAGATTGACTCTTCAGTCTGAGGTGTACCCAGAAAGATGATGTCTCCCTTACCATGTTCTGTCTTGGTGATCGGAACGAAGTCTGACTGTACGATTTTAATGATCCGTCTACGCGCTTCCTCGGTAAGAGAGTTGCGTTCAACTTCGATGTCATCAGCAATCAGCAGTGTCGCACGGGAACCTGTGATCTGACCTGTGATACCACGGGCCACTACAGAGTAGCTTTGAGACAACGATGCACCAGACACATCGAACTGCTCTGCCATGTCTCTACGGGTCGCTCCGCTCTCTCTAGAGCCTTCTAGCAGCCACTGAACCAGAGGCATGGACTGTGCGATACCTTTTGTCTGCGCAACGAACTCTTTAGACTTAGATCCTGTTGCTGAGACCACCATTATCTTCTCGTCTCTAGGGTTTCTCATCAGACGCCACAGGCCATAGGCACTGGTGATGTAGGACTTACCTAGTGAACGAAAGCACCGGATGATGTCCTCACGGGGCATACGGTTAAACTGTTTGCGTTCTTCTTCGGTGATTAGGGAAGCTTCGGCTGTGTCAATCCCGAACTGAAGGCGGTGAGCAATCTCATACTGGGCAGGGGTAGGCTCTGGAAGACCTAGGTGTTGCCACACAAGAAACAAGAAGTTTCTAAAGTCTTCATAAGCACCCCAAACCTCTTTAGGAAGTGACGCTTCCCAGTGTGGGACGCCATCTTCGAGCATAGGGTTTAGCATATGTTGTCCTTAATAATCTTACTTCATCCGCATATAACCAGCCACATTTGCGCCAACGCTATTACCTAACATCTCCTCTATAGGTGACGTAGGCACTCTGCCGATTGGCGCTTCAGGTGTTTTGAATACGGTTTTGGAAATTTTCTTACGCTTTGGTAGCTCAAGTTTTTTAGGACTAAGACCGTTGATATCCATCGTGGACTTTTTGTCTGGAACACCAGGGTTATTGCCCATGATTGATTTAGCAGACAGCATACCTGTAGGCTCTGCGCTCTCCACCTTGCGTTGAATAGATGTGTTTAGTTTACCTTCCGCCATTCTAGCTCCTAAAGGGCATATTCCCTGCATACTTCTGCAAGGAGTCGTGGAGTGGGCCTGTCTGGGTCATGTCAAGATCCGCTTCAGGCGGGAATGTCTTTAAGAAGTTGACACAAGCTGACACCATAGAGGGCGAAAGTTCTTCTTCTGCCTTAACGATTTTGTTGAGGCGATTTAATAGGTTATCGCGGAGCAAGTTGCTGTCGCTCATTTTGATACTCCTGTGAATTTCTCAAATGTTCTCATGCCGCCTAGGCCAAGCAGTGAAAGCACTAGGGTCATAAGTTGCTCCCCAGCTAAACTTGGTATCTCAGCAGCTAGATTTGTGTAGGCGTTGATCAGACCGGCGAATGGGAGGATTAGAAACTGATACCCAAGCCCTAGTGCTGCAATCCAACCGATAGCTGGACGCCACCCCGCTACGAATATTGATCGATGCTGTGCGCCTTCAATATTTGCGACTGCTTGTAGCATGTGGGGCTGTTGCATTAGTGTTGCTAGTTTTAGCCTAGCAGCTTCACGCTCTTCATCAGATGTAAAGAGTTCATCCATACCTGTTGCGATCCCGTCAACGATACCGCCAATAGGGTTAATCTCCATTGTATTTCCTTAGATAAATTTAGAGGGTTGGCCCCACATTCGTAGAAACGCTTGTGGGGCCAACAGCCTTAGCCTCGGATAAACATTTGGACACACCTATCGAACACTGAAGTGAACAGCGTCTCTGTTATTATCCCGCC